CTTCTGGGTGATCGCCATTCCCGGCTCCGGGGTCGTGATGCCCTGCGCCCGCATCGCCACGGCCGCCGGTCTCCTGGGGGGAGAGCGCATGCCCGGCGATGTAGTGAGAACAAACAAGCCAAACCCCGCCGAAAAAAAATGGCTAAAAAGTCTATTTAGGCAAACCCAACGGTGGCGGACAAATCGTTTCTCCTGCCGATAAAGACATTGCCGCATTAATCGACAAGGTTGCCGCCGGTAGCATTAACAACTTACCGCGTAGCCAAGATTATATTGTGTTGGACGACACCATCGTTGATGCTTACATTGCGAAAACAGCCTCACTCGCCAAAGAGCCGCAAACTGACATTAACTACGTCTATACCGCTATGCACGGCGTGGGCTATGAAGTATTAAGCAAAACGTTAACCAAAGCTGGTTTGCCACAACCACATGTTGTAGCTGAGCAAGTTTGGCCGGACGGCACCTTCCCAACAGTGAACTTCCCGAATCCGGAAGAGAAAGGCGCATTAGATTTGGCAATACAAGTGGCAAAAGAAAAGAATGCCGAATTCATCATTGCCAATGACCCGGATGCCGACCGTTTAGCGGTTGCCGTGCCTGACGCACAAGGCAATTGGAAACCATTACACGGCAACGTAGTTGGTTGTTTCTTGGGCTGGTATTTAGCAAAACAATATCAAGCACAAGGCAAAAAAGGCGTATTAGCCTGCTCTTTAGTGTCTTCTCCGGCATTGGCGGAAATTGCCAAACGTTATGGATTTGAGTCTGAAGAAACCTTAACCGGCTTCAAATATATCGGTAAAGTGCAAGGATTATTATTCGGCTTTGAAGAAGCCTTGGGTTATTTGGTTGACCCGGACAAAGTGCGCGACAAAGACGGTATTTCCGCTGCCATCGTGTTCTTGGATTTAGTCCGTAACTTGAAAAAACAAGGCAAAACATTGGCAGATTACGCTGATGAATTCACAAAAGAATTCGGTGCTTATGTAAGCGGACAAATTTCTATTCGCGTTAGCGATCTTTCTGAAATAGGCAAATTAATGACCGCACTTCGCAACAACCCACCAAGCGAAATCGGCGGTTTCAAAGTGGCACAATTTATTGACCACACCAAAACCGAACGTCAAAATGACATTCTTGTCTTTATTTTAGAAAATGGCAGTCGCCTCATCGCCCGCCCATCCGGTACCGAACCGAAAATCAAGTTCTACCTCGATTCCCGTGGTACTGATGCTAAAGATGCAGAACAAGTCTTGGCTAACTTTGACAGTGCCGTCCGTTCTCTTCTACGCCAAGAGGCTTATGGGAAACAGGCGTGTTAATGAATTAGTTTCCATAAAATAAAAAAACGGTAGGTTAATCGCCTACCGTTTTTTATTAAGTTGAGATGCTGTTTTAGCTATCACTGTAAGATTAAAACGGCAATGCAATCTCATTGGATTTCTTTTACTTGGGAGGAGTAAAGTGCGGCTAATTTTATGTGTGTTTTTATAGGCCACTGATAAGATTAAAGAAACACACGTCAGAAAAAAATAAAGTCTAATCAATACCTGCGATTTTCTTATTTAAGGCAGACATTGTTTTTGTTACACCCCAAATGCCCAATAAACCGGCAGGAATAAAAGGAATGAAACTGATCAGTAGAACAACTAATGCCCACTTTTTCTGCGTATAAATAAACGCAATAGAAGAGATTATTCCTACAATCCAAGGCACAACAACAAGTGAGATGAGAATATTATTATCAAAATAATTAGAATAGTCCTTCCAGGCAAAAATATTTAGAATAAGATTAATGACTAAACTTGCCCATACAGCGTTATGTAATTTAATTTTAGATTCCACTGTTTTGTTCCTTTTGAAATTTATTATTCATCGATATTAATCGTGTGATAAGTTCGTTTCGAGTGTCTTTTTGTACAAGGTTAATTGGAAAAGAAACTTTCTTGTTTGTTGTAAGATGAAATACTAATTTCTTATCTTTTTGATTCTCAATAGATTTAATATCACTATTTTTTATATACTGAGTTGCGCTAAGTGGTGCTAATTTTATTTCAATATGATTATTCATTAGTGAAATAATAGGTTTGTCGACTGCGTTTATTAATAAAATACCTAGAATAAGGTTCAGTATGCCAAAAAATAAGAACATGGCGTCCATCGAAAATCCGAAGATGATCAAAAGTAACCCACTCAGCATAACTAACCATGCATTAATTTTTATTGATGATGTTCTATAAAAATGTTTTTCTAATAATGTTTCCATGTAATCCTCTGATAATAATGATTTGGGCGACGGAGTATAACATATAAAATAAATATTACAGCAGCAAGTTTAGTTCTTTGACAGAATTAAGTGAATATAGTCCTGAAATGTTTAAAAGTAAAAATTATATTGATGAAGATGAGGATGAAGAGAATTTAAGCACTAAATCAATTAAAAAAAATTTAAAGGAAGAGAAAAATGACAACCCGAAAAAGAGAGGCAGACCTAAAAAAAGCAAATAATTTGTTTAAAAAAATTATTTCGGTATTAAAGCCACCGCCAAAATTAACGATTGATGAATGGGCAGACAATTATAGAATATTAAGTTCCAAAACTTCTGCGGAACCAGGTAGGTGGAATACTGATAGAGTACCGTTTCAAAGAGAAGTGATGAAAGCAATATCTGATAAACAAACAGAAAAAGTGATAATGATGTATGGAGCTCAATTATCCAAAACAGAACTTTTATTGAATACTTTTGGACATCATGCAGATTATGACCCTGCTCCTATAATGTTTTTAATGCCGACTCAAAAAATGGCAGAAGATTTTGCGACAACAAGATTAAATGACATGATACTTAGCACACCACAATTAAAAAGTAAAATAATTGAAAATGAAACGTCAAGAGATACTAAAACTCAAAAAGATTTTCCAGGTGGATATATTATTTTAACTGGAAGTAATTCAGCAGCTGAACTTGCGAGTAGACCAATACGGATATTATTGGCAGATGAGATTGATAGATTTCCAAATGATGTAAAGGGTGAAGGTGATCCGTTAAATTTAGCAATTGAGAGAACAAAAACATTTTGGAACAAAAAAATTGTTTTAACAAGTACGCCAACAGTAAGAGGAGAATCAAGAATAGAACAGGAGTATGAAAACAGTACACAGGAAGAATATTATATCCCTTGTCCAAAATGTGGAACAATGCAAAGATTAGAATGGAAAAATATTGTTTTTGAAAATATTGGACACAAATGTCAAGATTGCCTTGAAGTTTCAAGTGAATACGAATGGAAAAAAAATATGAAAGAGGGAGAATGGATTGCGGGAAATGTTGAAATTGATCCGAAAGCAGTAAGAGGATTTCATATTAGTGAATTGTATAGTCCTTTTTCGACTTGGAAAAGTATAATAAAAAAATTCAAGGAATCTAAAGGCGATGTTCAACTTATGAAGGTTTTCACTAATACTGCATTAGGTGAAACTTTTGAGGAAAAAAGAGATAAAATAGATTTTGAAAAAATATCTCACAGAAAAGAACATTATGGCTGCGAAATTCCTGAAAAAGTAAACGTTTTGACTGCGGGAGTTGATGTTCAAGATGATAGATTGGAATGTGAAGTTGTAGGCTGGGGATCTGATGAAGAAAGCTGGGGGATTTATTATAAAGTATTCATAGGAAATCCTGCAGAAACTCATGTGTGGAATCAGCTTGAGAGATTCTTGGATACTGAATTTACCTATTCTAACGGACAGAAAATAAAAATAATATGCACCTGTATTGACACAGGAGGAAATCACACAATGTCAACTTACGGATTTGTGAAACCTCGTGAAATTAAAAGAATATTTGGAGTAAAAGGTGGAAGTGTGGAAGGTAAGCCGTTTATTACAAGGCCAACTAAAACAAATAAAGGACAAATTTCGCTATTTGTATTAAATACTGATACTGGGAAAGAAACTATTATGGCCAGATTAAGAATTGATTTACCTGGACCAAGATATATGCATTTTCCGGATAATGCAGAAAGAGGGTATGATGAAACATACTTTAAAGGATTGACTGCAGAAGTTAAGATTACAACTTTTGAAAAAGGAGTAAGAAAAACTAAGTGGGTTGTTACAGGAACTAAAAGGAATGAACCGTTGGATATTAGAAATTATGCTTATGCTGCGTTAAAAATAGCTAATCCTGATTTGAGTAAAAAATATTTGATTGATGTTACAGAAAGGCCAAAAGTGCAAACAAAAAGAAAAATATTGTCGAAAGGAATTTAGAAAATGGGAAAATCAAATTATTCAAGAGAATATATTTTAGAAATGATTGTTGAATACGGTAAAGCTGAACGAGCGGCTTTGGCTGGAACTAGTTATAAAATTGGAACTAGGGAACTTACTCGAATGGGAATAGATGCAATAAGAAAAGGAAGAGCTTACTGGGAAAATGAACTTCAAAAAATAAATGGCAAAGGCAACAGGAGAGTGAGAAGAGGTGTGCCTAGAAATCTTTAGCAGAAAAGGAGGTGTTTTATGAATTTTATTGATAAATTGGTAACGGCATTTAATCCGGAAAAAGGACTTAAAAGGTTTCAAGCAAGAAGAAAATTAGAAATTCTTAATACTGGATATTCAAATCACGGTGCTTCAACTACTAAAAAATCAATGCTAGGCTGGCAAAGTGCTGGCGGCGGAGTAAAAAAGGATATTTATAAGAACCATAAAAAGTTGATTGAACGTTCGAGAGATTTATATATGGGAACTTCTGTGGCTACTGGGGCGTTGAAAACTATTAATACGAATGTCGTTGGGAGCGGATTAAAATTAAAGTCCGCTATTGATAACGAAACAATAGGTATTAGTGATGAAGAAGCCGAAGCAATAGAAAGTTTAATTGAAAAAGAATTTGAACTTTGGTCTAAAGACAAGATTGATAATCTAGGGACTATGAACTTTTATCAGATCCAGGAACTTGTATTTTTGACAGTGCTGATGAATGGAGAATGTTTTATAAAATTAAATTATTTTGAA